TTTGATATTATTGTTACTTCATCTCTTTCACTTTCTATGTTAAAGACTTTATAACCCTTGTACTTTTCCTTATTGTAGAATGCTAAACCAAAGCAAAGTAAATAAAATTCTTTATTCTTTTGCTCTTGTGGAATCTTTTTAATTAGCTTCTTAAATACTCTCTCTACTTCTAAACTCATATTACCAATTATTAACGTTTGTAATACAGTAATCACTTCCTGGATGAGCATTCATCCAATCTCCTTGTTGAAGATAAAATCTTTTTTCGTTACCACTACAACTGTTTCTAATTACTACTGAATAGTCTTGTACGTTGTCGCTTACTACTAAACCACAGTTACAAATTTCTTGTGGCTTGTTTGGTTTAATCTCATCTTTTTTGCAGCTTAACGCAATTAGTGAAATAAGTATTAATAGTTTAGTTTTCATATTCGTTGTATACTTTTTGTAAGTTGTTAATAAACTCTCTCCAACATGAACCGCATTGAGTAGGTTCTTCGTTTGTTCCAAATACTCTATTATAAATTGTTAATAGTTCTATTTGTTCACTTGGTTTAATTGCTTCTCTATGTGTTACCTTAAAGAAGTTAGTTAAGAAGTTGTATTCGTCTTCAACTAAACATGAAAGTTTTTTGTAAGGGAATAATTTATTTAGTTTCTCTTTTCGTTCGTCGCATCCACAATCCTCTCCTGCAATGAACTTTACTAATGCTTTTATTCCCGTTGCAGTAGTTATCTTTTCAATAGTGTCACCTAATCCTTTTGACGCTTCTATTTGTTCTTTTGTTCTTCTTACTCTTGCCATTTTATTTATATTAATTCGTAATCTTTGTTTAAATAATCCTCATAGCTTTCGCCTACATTCTCTCTTAACTTTTGCTTACATCTCTTTAACGTTGTAAATATAGTCATGTAATGAATATTAGACTTTTCAGCTATTTTTCTTATACTTAGTTTCTTCTCGGTATAAATATCAAACGTTAATTTATCGAAAGGATGCCAATTTAATGTTTCTTCGTTTATCTTTTGTTTAATGTTTTCGTAGGCTTCTTGTTCGTCTAAAGTGCTTTCTTCATCTGTTAGAAATCTACATTCGTCAATCGGTAACTTCTTTTTAATTAAAACCTTTTTGTATCTATCAAAGTCGCCATGTAACGTTCTTAATATCATGTAAACGTATGAACGGTTAACTTTACCATTATTAACGCATTTATCGATATGGTTACACCTAATAACTTTCATGTACATTTCTTGTACTATATCTTCGCTGAATGTATGCTCTCCGAACTTTTCAACTATTGCTACCCATTGTTTATGTTGTGCAGCAAGTATGTTAATTTGATTTACCAAAACAGTTGTATAAATTGTTCAAACATCATTGTCTTATTAGCACCTTTTAGGTAGATACCGTAAACTATCTTACGTACTTTCTTTGGTAGTTGCTTACTTAGTTTCATTTCTTTGTTTTAAAATCTTTGTAGAACTTTAAAATATGTAAATACATTTCGTTTATATACTCTGACTCGTCATACATTAACATACATGATTTATGAAAGTCTTGAAACGTTCCGTAATCAGTTATAATCCAACGTCTTAACGGCAATTGAAGTATTTGTTTAAGAAGTTCTCTGTTTTCCATGAAGCAAATATAATTATTTTTTTATATTACAAGCACAATTTTTTGAGCAATATTTAATTTTCGTATTTGATTCAAATTCTTTGTTACAGTTTTTACATTTGTTAACTATCATAATCGTGTGTTATTTCTACTTCATAACCTAACTTCTCTAATATACCTTTCACAATTGTTGAAGTATCTTCATTTCTAAATTCTAGTTCTTCACCATTAACTGTTGTTATAGTTCCGTAGTCATCGCAACAACCATCACCACACTTATACCAGTATTCACTAAAATGTATTTTAACCTTGTTTTTCATGCTTTTCTTTTAAATATATTTCAATCATTTTTTCAATACTTAATCCCATGTACTTTTCTCCGTGTAATTGAAACCATCTAAAGAATCTATACAGTTGGTTTGCTTCTTTATTATCCTTCATGTTAACTTTTTTTAATTTTCTTTACACGTTTTAATTTCATGTAAAGTTTTTTATCTTTTGTTTATACTTCTCTATTATTTGTTTAAGTTCTTCTACTGTAAATTTTCTTGTTAGTTGTGAATCTACTGTTAATTTTTCAAATGCTTCGTAACCTATTTTTTTAACTAGGTTTTCACGATACTTTAAAAGATTACCATGTAAGAATGTATTACAGTATTCACATTGTAAATGTACATTGTTTTCGTCAAATCTAACATTAAAATGTCCACCAGCTGAATACATATGTCCTGCATTTTCTTTTAATGCTTTCTTATCACAACTTATACAATTCTTTCCTTTGTCCCTCAATCTTATATATTTGTTGAAAACCTTTTGAGCGTCTAAAATATAGTCTTGTAATGATTTTAAATCTTCTTTAGCCTTATTTTTTCTTTTTTTCCATGCTTCCATCTTTGTTTGTTCTGCAAAGTGTTTTATACATTCATCGTTTATCATGCAGTATTTTTGATTAAACCATTTAGGTTCAAACTTGTTCTTACATTGCTTACACCTCATCTATTTTAAAGTTTTGGTTTACTATTTCTATTCCAAAGTCAACACATAGTACCTCTGTTTCACATATTAATGCTTCCATTTCTTCGTGTGTATATAGTTTTGTACTTATATCTTTATCTAAATCAGCATTGCTTTTTAAAATAGCATCTAATTCATCTATTCCGTTATGATATCCTATACTTACCCACTCACTAAATAGTTTGTGAAGTAGTGTTTTATATTTTATTATTTGTTTTGGTGTACTCATCTTATTTGCTTATTGTGGCTCTTACTTCTTCGCCTAGTTGTTTTCTTAATTTATATTTATAACCTCTTAAAGTTTCGTTTTCCTCCTGCAAACGTTGGCGACATCTTCTTATCGTTTCTGGACTTGTTAACTCTCCATTTATTAACATATCTAAAAAGTCTTTTTTATCTTCTATATTGAATGAATCTTCAGACCATATAATTGATATTAATAACCTATCACAATCTCTAGTATCTTTGTTTACTTCTAAAATACTTTTTACTCTTTGTTTTACTTCGTTGTTAATCATAATAATTCTATTAAGTTTTTGTTTTCTTGTTTTGCTTCTTCTAATTGTTTATCTACTCTCATCAATGCTATTTGATAGCTTGATATTAATGTTTCGTTACTTCTAACTATCTTCTCTAACTCTATAATGCAATTTAAAGCGTTTTTAATGTCTTCTAAAGAGTTTTCTAGTAATTTAGTATAATTACCTTGTTTATCTTTTTGATATGCCGTTAAATGCAATATTTTTAAAGTAGCTTGTAAACTTCGTAAATTTACAATATTTAAGTTAATTTCTATTTGTGTCATCAAAAAGGGGTGTCATCAGGTTTAACATATTTTAATTCTGTTTGTATTGGTTTATCAAAATCACTCATAGCACTTGAAAGTGGTTTTATAACTAAATCATTTACAATACCATTTTTTCTTTTAATTGCATCTTTGCCACCATTTGTAAAACCTAAACCATAATTATAATTAAACATTAAAGGCACATTTAATTCTGTTTGTTTACCTCCAGTATCTCTATCTTTAATTTTTTCAACATCGATTAAAGTTTGAAACTTCATCCCCTCATGCTTAACAAGTCTATGAATAACTATCATATCATCACATCTATTTAAAAAAGGTTTACCTCCCTCAATATGTGCTTTCAATGGTGGCTTTAAATGTCCCTCCCAAGGGTGTTTTGCTGGATAAATCATTGATGTTCTACCTGATTCACTTGTTGGATGTGTACTTAAATAAATAGTTTTATTAGTTTGATTACAAAATTGTCGTGCATTATTTAAGAAATTGTAATTGTCTGCATGAGTCATTCCTCTATCTAAACCCGTAAAAGGGTCAATAAAACATCCATCCACTTCAATAGAGTTGAATATTTCTAAAAGTTGTTCAGGTTTATAAAGTTTTGAATTGTCAACGAATTTAAACCAATGCTCAATTTTCATTTCATATCTACGAATTTCTTTGTAGTCTAAATCAAAATAGTTTTTACCTGAATACATTTGAATTAAATCCCTCATCACTTGACCACTTGAATTTTCGCCCATCCAAATACACCATTTCAAATCGTGTTGAGTTGATAAAGCTAACATATACCATTCAAACCAATAAGACTTACCAACATTATCATGTCCTAAAATAATATTTAGTTGTTTACGCTTAAAAAGAATATAATCATCTAACTCAATTCCTAAACCTAAACCTTTCTGAACTTTACCGTCTCGGTAATCATTCAAGAATTTTGTACTATGTCCTGAATTTAATATCATTGTTGATTAAGTTTTTTCATTATGTTTAAATAATAATCATCTTGTATTACTTCATTGTTTAATTTATGTGAATGTAACTCAACTGTTTTTTCTCTAGATATGTATTCAGGAGTAATAAACTTATAACTTGTTTCTTTATGGTATTCGTCATTTTTAAGGTTATCAATTACTATTTTAAATGTATCTTTAGGATAATCTTTTAAACGTGCCTTAAATTGTTTCTTTGCTTTATCGTTTATTATTTTAAATTTTTTATCAAAAGTTAAATTTATATATTTTAAAAGTTTATCATAATCAATTGATGATTTATCATCTTCTTTTAATTCTTTATTTTCTTTTCTTTCTTCTATTGTTGTTAGTTGTTTGTTAGTTGTTTGTTGATTGTTTGTTAGTTGTTTGTTAGCTTCATCACTTTCAAACTGATAACTCTCATATTTACAAATAGTTATCTTTGTTAGTTTGTTTGTTGATTTTACATCAATTTCTTTTGTCAACTGCAATTTTTTTAAACAAGTTCTAATTGTCTGAATTGATATATTTGTTTCATCTGATAGGTGTTTTAATGAAGTAATAAACGAACCTTTTTCAACTTCTATACCTTGAAAGTTACCCTCTTTAAAATTAGATTTAATTAAACAATGAATAAATAAGTGTACCATTTCGCTTTTATTATACCACTCCCAATCTTTAAATTGTCGGTGTAATTTTATCCAACCTATATTCATATTAAAAAGGCATTCTCGCAATTTGTTTGCGAAGTTCTTTACTTAATTTTATAGCCGTTTGTCTATCTAAAAAGATTATAGAATCATCTTCTTTATCATTTCCTTTTGAAATTGATATTACTAACTGTTCTAAATCAATCATTACATCTAATTCTATGTAATCTTCTTTAAATGATACATCATGAAATTTTAAACTTACCATAATTTTAATAAAGGTTTTTAGATTACCAGTAACTTTTAAATAAAAAAAGCCGAGTAAATTGGTGCGTAGGATTACCAATTATACTCAGCTTATTTGTTGTTATAAAATTTCTTTGAAGTTTCCTACGCTTCGTATGCAAATATAGTAATTTATTTTAAATACAATACTTTTTAATTATTTTTTTTAAATGTTATATAAATAATACTTTTACGTATATTAATTAGTTAAATGTTATAAAAACAATTCATTTTCGTAAAGTAGTTCGTGTAATTTAGTTCTTACTTTTTCAGCTAATTGAATATCTTCGCTATTTTCTGAATACTTATACATATTACGATAGTAGTTATCTAATTCGACAACTAGCATTCGCCATTTAAAACCGTTCATACAGTCTTTTATTTCGTCTGCATCTTCAAAACTATCGAACTCTAATATTACTTTTGCCATAATTTAAGGTTATTTGTTTAAATTTTAATTTTATTTTAAGGTTATAAGCCTAAAAAATTGTAGTTAATCGTGCAACCTGACCGAAGTATTTATGAAATATAAATCCCTCAATAGCTAGTGGTGAATGTTGGTAACCTTGTTTATGATGCCAACTATCTGCTGGACTTGGTGAGCGTAAAGACTCTAGTTGAACACTCATAACATCTTTACTTGTTTTATGGTGTACATGATGAGTAAACCAATAACGGTGTTTACATCTATGCCAATTTTCACTTGCTTCGTGGCACATAAGTAATGGTAAATCACTAATCTTTGCAGTATCTCCATGAGTTGTACCAATTAAATTACTACCATAAACACTGTATTTTCTACTCGATGGCGTTCTATTAAAATACATATTCGGATGGTCATTAAACCAACTATAAAGTGAATCCATTAAAAAGAATCCGCTCATTTCATCATGGTTTGAAACGTTATAAACTATTTCTAAATCTGCTATTAATACTAATGTTTCAATTATATCTATGTATAACTGCTTTGCCATTATAAAAGCATCGAACCATTTTAAATGTGTATCTTGTTGAGTACCTTTAGTAGTTTGATTTTTAGTATTATCGGTGTTTAATATGTCATTACCAACTATTAAAATAATTTTATCAATGTTAAAACCTTTTGACTTTTCTATAATACTAGCTACTCCATCTTTAACACGTTTAACTGCTATTTGTGAATTATATTCTTCTCCAGTTTCAAATGCAGAACATAACTTATTAATGTGTACATCCGCTGGATTTATAAATAAGCAATGAGTATCTAGTTTGCTAGTGTTTCGATTTATTAGAATGTAGTTAGGTTTTATTTCTTTAACTGAGTTTATGAAGTCATCTTTAAACTCTTCATAGTTAAACTTATCTTCACTTCCTTTAACATTGATTGAGTAGTTTTTTCCTTTATACCAATAATGCTTCACTTTTTCGGGGTCTATTCCTACTTTATCACATTCGTCTAATATACCTTTATCGACTCTGCTACTAATTAGCCTTGCAATATTTCGCCTAACATTATCGTTAAATTCAATATTTAGTTCTTTACACATTAAACGAGCCACTTCTCGCTTTGAATTATTTGACTTATATAACTCCAATATTCTGTCGATATTCTCAACCATAGATTAAAAATTAATACATAAAAAAAGCAACGCTAAATTAATAACGTTGCTAAATTAAATATATTTATTAACAAATTACTTTTTAGTTAATTCTTTTATCTTTTTATCGATTTCTTTTTTCTTTTTATCACTTACATATAATTTGCAAGTTTCTAAAGTTTTAATTAAATATTCAAATTTCATGCTCTTTTAAATAAAGTTGTATAACTGCTATTGACTTCTCTAAATCTTCTTTAAATTTCCCTTTCTTTTCTGCTCTCTCAAGACGTTTTACTATGTCAAATAAATAAGTATTCCAACCTCTCTCTTGTGCTACCTTGTAAAGTGTTCCTTTGCTATTATCGTAGTGTTTAGGTGTTTTTATTTCGCTTGTTTCTTCATGTAATTCAAACTGTTCATAATCCCATGTAGTACCGTAGTAACCAATTTTATAGGTTATAATACTACTTTCTATAACTGTTCCAACAAATGATTCTTTATTTTGTTT